TCCCTTCAGGGTCGCCACTTCCGCCGCCAACTGCTTAACCGCATTGACAAGGATCGGGATCAATTCACCCGGCGCAACTGCCTGTGTGCCGTCGTCCCGCTCACTCCAGAGATGCTGGCCGTCCGGCATCCCCGGATGACTGTCGATGATGCTCCTGACATCCTGCGCGATGAAGCCCGCGTGACGCTTTCCATCTCCGGCCCGCCAACTGAAACTGACCGGCCGCAGCGCCTCGATGAATGACAGCCCGACCGGATAGTCTTCCACGTCCGCCTTCAACCGCGCATCTGATGCTGCAGACCAGCTCGTCGTCGCTCCGTTCAGCGCAATGGATACTTTGTTAGTGGTTGTGCCGATGGTGCATGTGGCGTCTCCAACGCTTGTGACGTTGTTTCCGACGACGACCTGGTTGACGGCAGCGGCGGCACTGACGTTGGCACCCTGGCCGAGAACGGTGTTGCTCGATCCGGTCGTGAGCGCGAGCCCGGTATTAAAGCCGAGCGCGACGTTGCTGGAGCCAGTCGTCACGTTAAACAGCGCCTGCGAACCGACTGCTGTGTTTGCAGAAGCTGTCGTCGCCTTGAAGAGGCTCTCATAACCGATCGCCGTGGTATTTGCGGTCGTCGTACATGCGGCCAGCGCCAGCGAGCCAAACGCGGCGTTGTGGTCACCGGATGTGTGATTGGTGAGCGTGCCGGTTCCCACCGCGACGTTGTTGTTGACGCTGACCGCCGACTGCAATGCTCCAACGCCGACAGCGACATTCTGCAGCCCGGTTGTCTGAGACCTGAGAGCATCTGCGCCGATAGCGAGATTGACGCCGCCCGTCGTCAATGCCGCAAGGGTGCGAGGCCCAATGGCAAGGTTGGCGTTTTCGGGCGTGCCGACGACATGCAGCGTGGGAACATCCTCGCGCAGCGTTGCGCTATCGGCGATGTCGTCCACCTGGCCGCGCACCTTGGCCGGCGTAATCAGCCGCGTGGTATTGTCCGGGAAGTCCGCCGCGTTCTCTGCCTTGAGCTCGGCGCGCGTCTTGACGGTCATTGCCAGACCCGTTGCGGCGTGACGATCGTCGTCTCGTCGATCAGCGCCACGTTGAGATACTGGACGCCCTCGGTCGTGCCATCCACGACGACCGTCCCGCCATTGCTGAACTCGATACCGAAATGCGTGCGCTGCGAGACCGGCAGCAAGTTGCCGTCCGCGTCGGTCTGCGGCAAGCCATCAATTTCCTCCAGCTCCCGCTCGCCGCTCACGCGCACGTTACAGTGCCAGCCGGTCTTGAGGATCGGCCCGGTTATCTCGTCTGGCGACGGCACCTCGACAACCGGAATGCCTGTCTCGTATTCCGGCGTGCCGATCAGCGGATCAATGTCGATGCCCGGCAGTGGATAGTTGTCGCTGCCGACGAAGCCGGCCGTTCGCGCCATCGCTTCAAAGTCCTTGCGCGTCGTTGATCTGAACATGAAGTCAATCATGCTGCGCTCTTTCCTAGCAGTTCAGTATCGTTCCAGGCGCGCGGGACAATAACCAGCTTCTGAATGCGGAATTGCCCGGTCGACGCGACGTTGTTGCCGGTGCCGCCAAAGCGTGCCTCAGTGACAGTCGGCAAAGTGACGGTCGTATCTGTCCCGACCGCGCCGCCAGCCACCGACATCGAACAGTCATTGAGCTTGATGCGCGCCGCCGCGCTGGCGAACACATCGGCCGTCAGCGTCGGCCCGGTAATGGCCCCCACCGCCGTGCCGCCGTCCGTTACGCCGAGCCGCGCCGTGGTCTGTGCCGAGAAGCCCTCGAACTCGTTCACCGTGCCGTCCGTCAATGCCACCGCGTATCGAGCGTTTGCTACGTTCGAAGCTGAGAACCGGCAGTAGATCGAGTGTTCCGCGACGAGTGTCGGAATCTGGCTCAGCAGGAACGTAAAGTTATCAGGACCGCGAGTGACCGACGCGGCATAGGTGCGGACAGGTGATGTCGGGACAGCGCCGGTCTCAAGTTGCGCATGGCTGCAAGTTCCGGTGACGGTCAGTGTGAGCGTTCCGGCGGTCGGCGTGAATGTGAGACTTACCCGGTCATTCGTTCCCGTCCCCACCAGTGGCCCGGCCGTCGATACGCCCGAGAGAGTGATCGTCCCCGTCCCATAAAAGCTGAGCGTGTAGGCGACCGCCGTCACGGTCACGCCCTGCGTCACAAGTGGAACATTGTTGTTAAGCAGTAGATTGGTCGCGGTCGGTTCGACCAGCAGGCCGAGCGGCGCGTGCGTCACCGGATGATAATCCACCGGCAATCCAAAGCGCGCGGCTGTCGTGGTCGGCATGTAGACGAGCGGCGTGGAGCCGCGATTGAGCTGTGCTCCCCACACGTAAATGCCACTCGTCCCGTCGCCGACATAGGTGCCCGTCTGGCCGTCCGCCGTGCGGATGTGCAGCACAGGCCCCTGCGTCGAGCTGGCAATGAATGTAATGCTGCAACGATACCAGCCACCGCCAACGCTGCTGATCGCGCCGGCGTTAGCCGTGGTGCCGACCGTCCCAGCGCCGAGATTAAACCAGTCGGCCGGCGCGACGTTGGCAGGCGATAGCGAAATCCACGATCTTTCCGCAGCCTTGGCATAGACGCTGAACGTATAGGTTGCGCCGGTAACGGTGCCGATGTTGGCGTGCAGCATCTGGTGCGCGCTGGTGTTCGCCGCCTCCACCAGTTTATCGGCAGTCGTCGTCCCGTCCGGCGCAGCCGTGGCATTGGCCGTCACCGTGACAGCGGTCGTCGGATTCCACGGCGTCGTCTGCTCAAACGTCTGTGACTGCAAACATTGGTTATGCGGTGACCAGCCAATCGCGCCGGCGATGTCCCAGACCAGCTTCGGACTGGTCCCGCCATTGGTGAAGAAACTGTCGAGGCCGTATTCAGTCGTCGTCATGTTTTTACCGCCACTCTTGAGCCGTCGCGCGAGTAGGTGAAGTCAACGCCAAGGCCGAGGCGCTCGTCGGTGAGCAGGCTCGCGCCGCCGGTGCCGAACACCGCAATCCCGTCCACCTTCACAGCTACCCGGTTGGCGTCCACTGGGTAGGTAAAGTCCACCGCGAGGCCGTTTGCCTCGTCGGCGATCAATGCTGCGCCGCCGACACCAAAGATAACGCTTCCGTCTACCTTGACCGCCACACGCTGCGCATCGATCGCGTGGGTAAAGTCCGCCGCGAAGCCGTCGTTTTCACCGACCAGCAGCGCCGAGCCTCCGGCTGTCCCGGTTGACGCCGCTGCCGTCACCGGGCCTACCGAGTTGGACGTGGCCGGGGTCGAGCCGGTCACGTTGGTTGCCGTGACCACGCAACTGATCGACGCGCCGATGTCTGCCGTGACCAGCGTATAAGTGCTCGAGGTGGCGCCCGAGATATTGGATGCGCCTTGCTTCCACTGATAGGCGTAGCCGGTCGGCGAGCCGGTCCATGTTCCCTGCGAACACGACAGCAGCGACCCGACCGTTGTTGATCCTGTTACCGCCGGGGCCACGCTGTTGACCGGCGCGGTTGCCGCAGTGACCGGCCCGACCGAATTGGAGGCCGCCGTTGCCGAGCCGGTGGCGTTGGTTGCCGTCACCGAGCAACTCATCATCGCGCCGACATCGCCGACGACCAGCGTGTAACTGCTCGCCGTGGCGCCGGCGACATCAACGCCGCCGCGTTTCCACTGATAGGTGAAAGTCGGAGCGGGAACGCCGGTCCACGTGCCGTTCGTCACCGACAGCACCGAATTAACCGAGAGCCCGCCCGACGCGACCGGCGCCAGTGTATTGCTCGGCGCGACTGGCACCGCCGTGACCGGACCGAGCGAATTGGAGTACGCTATATTGCTGCCATCGGCATTAACCGCCGTGACAGTGCAACTTATCATCGCGCCGATATCGGCCGTGACCAGCGTGTAGGTATTGGCTGTCGCGCTAGCGATATTCACCGCGTCGCGCGTCCATTGATACGTATAGCCGGTCGGACTGTTCGACCATGTTCCTGTCGTGACCGACAGCACCGAACCAACCGTCACCCCGCCCGACGCGACCGGCGCGACGCTGTTGACCGGTGTTTTAGGCGCGACAAACCCAATAGTGCCGATGCGGCGGCGGCGGGTTGCGGCAATGCGGGGAGCCATTAGATCAGCTTCGCCAGCAGCGGATAAAGATCACAGGTCACGCTTGATCCGTCCGCATGGTTGAGTGTCAGCAAGCCATCCTCATCGACTGTCATGGACGCGACAGCAGGTCCCGGCATGCCGCGCTCCCCCTTGGCCGCAGGCCCCGACTGGCCCCGTTCACCGGCATTGCCGCGCTTGCCTTGCGCCGCGATCAGTTGCCAACCGTCACCCGGGCACGGCCCCGGATTGTCACAGCGAGCAGCAAATGACGCTCCGTTCAGTGCCACTACATCCAGCTCGCGATAGCTCTCGGCCTCAGACCAAGTGCCGTGAATAACGAACGAGCGCCCGTCCGCGCCGCCGCTCGCCAGGCACAGCCAATCGTCATGCGGAGGCTCACGCCCGGTATCCCGCTGCGCCTGCCAGGTAGCGCCAGCGTGCGTCACCACATGCCCCTCGTAATGCACGCCGTCCGACCAAGGACGCACGCGCGCCAGCTTCCCCGGAGCTCCTGGAGCCCCCTCCAGGCCGCGCTCGCCCGTCGCCCCGTCTTTCCCCGCCGGGCCTGCCTCGCCCCTCTCACCGGCCACGCCTGCGTCACCGCGCGGCCCTTCCAGGCCTATCGCTCCTGGCGGCCCCTCGGGGCCGGGCGCGCCGTCGACGCCATCCTTCAGCGCTGCCAACCGATCGGCAAGGCTGCGCTCCATCAGCGCAATACGAGTGTCGGCCTCCGCCACTTTCGCATGAGCCGCCGCGACGACTGCCTCGGCCCGCTCCCTGATTAATTCCAGATCGGCTTGCGAGCGGGCAACGATGATGCCAAGCGCCCGTTCGAGCGCATCAGTGTACGGTAGCGTATTCACTGATGCGCTTGAAGATTGCGTCGGGGTCGCCCCGTTGTGCATCGGTGCCATCGCCCCCGTTCTGTTGTTGATCCGCCGGCGGCTGGTCAGCCGGCTTATTCGGATCGGCCGGCTTAGGCGGTTGCAGGTTCACACCGTAAGATAGAGGAACTACCTGCTGCTGCACTCTGGGTTGTTCTCCAACCCCTCCGGGCACCGCCGGCAAATCCTCGCTCGCCCTTGCCTCGTCGGGCGAGAAAATGCCGCTGATGACACCACGCGCCAGAGCCTCGATGCGCTCCCGATGCGCCGACCGAAGCAGCGCCGCCGTATTCAGTTCAAGGTATTCATCCGGCCAGCCCTTGAGCCTGAATAACTGGCCGAATGCTTCCTCGACATGATTCAGGCAAAATCCTAACCCCGAGGCGATCCAGCTCTGCATCAGCAGCTCAGTCGAGGCGAACGTGGTACCGCCCACGCCGAGCACCGGCAGCGGCACCCGGAACGCCAGTGCGACATTGGCGTCATTCATCTTCAGCATCTCGGCAAGCTGCCCGTCGCTTGCCGTCTTTGTTACCTCGCGCGCCTTCAATCCCCAGGTCAGGATCGGCGTTTTTCCGGCGTTTTGCCCTTGCGTCTTTGCGGCCCACCGCTGCTCAAGTATTTCCGTCTGCTCGGCGGTCAGCTTCTCATCCGTCTCCAGCAGAAACGAAGGTCGTGCTGCGTTGAGGTAAAAGGCAATCTGCTGGTTCAGAGCGGCTCCGGTCATTGCGAGGTCAAGTGTTGTTGCCAGGATCGGCGAGACACCCTTCAGTGGATGCTTCGGCGTGTGCAGGCGCACATGCAACACGTCGCGCGCCGGGATCGGATCGGACAGATCGAAGCGCCGTTCGATCACCTCGTTGCCCTGCAACGAGTAGAATACCGAGCCATCCTCGCCGACGCGCGCTTGACCGTCGCGCATCCAATGCAACTGCTCTATCTCGCCGCGGTCGTTACGCAGCGCCAGCGCGAAAGCCTCGCCGCGCGCATAAAGCCTGCGCGTCAGATTGAGCAGAAAATCCGAGATCGTCTGATAATCGTTCGGGCGCCTAAGGACACGGCTTAAGCCGGAATTCGTGACCCGTTCGCGCCCGCCATTGTCGAGCGCCCGCCAATGGTCGCCAGGACACATGGCCGTCGTCTGCGCATAGGCGGAAATGCAAGCTTCGACCATCGCCGAGGCTTCGCCATAGGGGCGAACGTCCTGACCGAGCTGGAAAAAGTTCCACGGCGTACCCGCCGGCAACCATCCGTCGCTGAGCATATACGGCCCAGGACGATAGGCTCCCTCGACGGAGGAACGCACCGCCGAGGGGTTGAAAATACGCGACAGCCAGTTAGGCATCAGCGCGTCTGATAGCCAGCCTGGTCGGGCTTCGCTTTCGCCTCGCGCTTATGGCGTGCGTCCTCCTCACGCTTCTTGCGCTGTTCCTGCGTCTCACCCTCCGGCGGCGGAGGATCCTCCTCGCCGGTATATTCGCCGAGCAGGATAGCGTCGGCCTCTTCCTGCGAGGGGTCGGGTGCCGGCAGCGGCTCGTTGATCGTCTGCTCTATAGTGCGCAAGCGCCGCGCGTCGACGACAGGAGCATCCTTGTCGTGCGTGCTCATCGGCTTTGTCTCAGCCATTGTGTGATCCTTTCAATGGAGAAAAGGCGGCGCAGAATTACGCCGCCTCAAGCATCAACGTGCGAAGCGACTACGGCAGCGCCCAGTTCGCACCGGTCATCCACTGCACCATGCCGGTGCGCCGCATTGCCCAGTTCACTTCCAGCAACATGCGAAGCGCGATGCTCGCCGTCTGGAACATGCTCTGCGCCGGAGTCGCCAGCACGCCTGAACCCTGCGCACCCGTCGCGATATTCAGCGGCGTGGTATCCTCCATGTGCAGCACCGTTTCCTCGCTGACCCGGAACTCAGGCGTACCGCTAACCGATACGAAGTCTTCGGCGTCGACCATGATCATCATTCCGGCTGCGATCGCGGTGCTGACCAGGATGGTGAACTCGCCCATGAAGGCCGTCGACCAACCCAGCGTGCCGTCCGGTCCTGGCGACATTGCGAGGGCGCGAGCCTCGCGCGGTGCCATCAGCAGCACCAGGTTGCGACCGGCATTTGCGGTATCAAACGGCGCAGCAAGTGCTTGGATATCCTTCAGGATAGCTGCGTAACCACCGCCGGTCGCCGCCGTCGTTGCCGACACGCCATTGCGTAGTCCCGCCGGCCGCAGACCAACCGTCGCTGCAACGTTATCGGTCAGCAGACTGTCGATGGTCATCGCGGTATCGCGCTGGATTTCCCGGCGCAGCAACCCCTCGATTGTCGGGTTGCTGTACATCGCCATCTCGCGAGTAAAGACCGACAGCACGCCCATCTTGGTTGGCGTCAATGTGATGGACGTCGTGCCAATCCTGCGGACCGGGATTGCCCCGCCCTCGGCGACGAATGAGCCGGCGATCGATGGCGTGACAGCGCGGCCCGGAACCTTGATTGATCCGCCGTTCGGACCAAAGTTAAGCTGCGTTCCCTTCGCAGCCAGGCCGGGGAATACCGACACCGGATCAAGCAGCCGGAGGAAGTCGGCATTCGCCTGCTGAACTAGTTCGGCCGCCCAACCGGCAGTCGTTGTGGTCGCGCCTGCGATTGCGGCACGCACGACGATCTGCGTCTGCTCATGGTCGCCGTAGCGTTCCTCCATGACCTGAATCGGGTCTTTCTCCATGACGTAGGAGCGGAACTTCACAGCGATGGCGCGCAGCAGCAGGTCAGCGCCCTCCACCTGCCGCTGGTCGCGCTTGCTGGTCAGCGCCGGTCTGGCAATTGCCGGGGCAGGAAGTTTCTTTTCTCCAGCGACCGCTTCGATGGCACGCAGGCCGAGCGCCTTCTCAGCCTTCATCAGCGATTGCAGCAGACCTTCGCGGCCCTCGACCGTGCCGGTCAGAGTTTCGGTCTTGGCAAAGTCATCGGCATTTTCGGTAAGATGAGTGGCGAGCATATCGCGCGCCGCGTTGAGGCTATTCTGTGCAGCCTCAATCTGCGTTCCAAGATTGTCCATTTTGTTAGCTTTCGTCGGAGATATCGCGGCTTGCTCGCCGTTTCTTGCTTTCACCGGCTTTTCGGCTTGCTCGCCAAAGACCAGCGACAGCGTGTCGTCTGAGAGATGCATTGCCCGCGCCTGCGCGAGAGCGTTTGGATTGCTCGGGATCGTGACCAGCGAAGCCTCGACGAGGCTCTGCCGCTCGTAGTCGAACTGGCTCTGACCGGGCTTGCCAATGTCGAGCACTTCAAAGCCGACCGAGACGGCGCGGAGTATTCCCTGCTCGACCAGGCTACGCAGCTCGTCGATGCGCGCGCTCGTACCTTTCGCCGCCATTGCCAGGCGGCCGCGCAGCTTGTCACCGTCGACGCGGACGTTTTCCCATTGCCCGATCGGAATACCGGCGTGGCCGAACAGCGCCGGTAGGTACGTGCCAATTTCCCAGCCGCGCGGGTTGATGCGTGTGCCGTGCCGGTCGAGCGTGCCGTCCGAGAGGACAAAATCCATCCCCTCGCCGGCCGAAACCGTCGTTCTGTAGAGCGTCATTTAAGGAAATCCCCTCTGGGGGTTAGGCGGTCAGGCGGATTGCTCCGACCACACCGCGAGAGCGAACTCACGCTCGGTTTCCTGTGACTCCGGCGCTTCCGACGAGCCGGCGCGGATTTTCAGGAACGGCACAGCCTTCCACCAGGTCGGCCAATTAATAACGATGGCCCGTCCGGCCTTGCACTCGATGACGACCTCATTGCCGTCGGCAGTATAGAGATCGTTGTATTCGGCGCCGTCAGAGGAAATCTGAAAGCTGATGTTGTTGCCGCCCCAGACTTTCGGCGCGGTAATACGCACCAACTGCCCGCCCTGTAGATCAACTCCATCCGATAGGGATTCACCGGCCGCGATGATCGGGCCGCGCAGGACTGTCAGTGCCATTTTAGAATGCTCCGATCATTGCCGCGATATCGAGCGCCGGCGAGGCCTCGTATGAGCCGGCCACGCCGCGCGCCATTGCCAGCGCCACCATGCCGTCAATGCGTCCGCGGCTCTTCAACTTCGTCAGCTTGCGATTGCCGGCCGGGTCGGATTGCACCACCGCATTCCTGGCGCACATGGTCAGCACCGGATGACCGCCGTGCGCGATCTTGGCGTTGCGCAAATCGCTTTCGAGATCGCGCAGCGCAGGGGACATGGACTGCATACCCTGCCCGAACTCGACGAACTTTTCCTCGACCTCTTCCTCGGAAAAACCCGCCTTCAACAGCCAAGGCTTCAGGTGGCGGAAATTCCAGCGGTCAAAGCCCAGCGCGCGAATGTCGAGCCGGTCGAACAGCCCGCGCAGGTACTCGGCGACAAACTCATATTCGACGCTCTTCCCTGGCGTGGTCTGTAGCGCCCCGCTCTTTGCCCACACGTCGTAAGGCACACGGTCGTGCTGCGCCTTCGCCCGAAGTTCGTGCTCCGGCAGCCAGAAGGTAGGTCGCACGTGAAACACGCCGTCGATCGGCGCGATCAGCACCAGCGCCGTCAGATCGGCAACCTCCGACAGGTCGAGCCCCGCCCAGACTGGCAGGCCGGAAAAGTCCTCCTCCACCGGACCGCTGCAAGCCTGCCACATCGCCGGACTGACAAACGGAGCGGACGCATCCACCCGCTGATTCAAAACGAGGTTGCGATACTCGGCCTCGCGCGATGGCATGCGCCGCGCGTCCTCGGCCATCGCCAGGACTTCCGTCCTATTCAGAAAATCCCCGAACGCCGGGTTAGCCGCGCGGATCGCCTCCTCGCCGAACGGGTCCAGCTTCTCATCCGCCGTATACAGGCTCAGAACCACACGCTGATCGTGCGCCGCCTTCGCGTCGTCGATCAGCACCGACAGCAGGTCCGCGTCGGTCGGCGCCTGCGTCGAGATGATTATCGAGAGCGGCTGATCGTGCGCGCCGACCGCCGTCTCGAGCGCATCGTAAAGCTCCGACCGCGGTCCCTTCACCTGGCCGAGCTCGTCGTGCACCAGGAAGCGCGGCGACAAGCCATAGGCGGTGCTCGCATCAGCACTCAGCGCCTTGTAGTGCGTCCCGAGGCCGGGACAGATCAGCTCCTTTGCGGTGTCGCGAATGCTAATGACATCGCGCAGCGTCGGCGACATGCGCACGATCTTGCAGGCGAGCCCGAACAGGATGCCGGCCTGGTCCCTGGACTGTGCCGCCGAGTGTAGATGCGAGTTCGGTGCATCCTTTCCTTCCGGCCCGCACAAATGCAGGAGCAGCAGAAACCCCGCAAACGTGGTCTTGGCGTTCTTCCTGCCGAAGCTGATGATCGCCCGCCGCGTCCCCGCCGGATTATCGTAGATGCGGCGGATATTGTCCTTCTGCCATTCACGCAACTTCACCGGCTTGCCGACATCCGTCCCTTCAGGAATGCGGCAGTGCTTTTCAATCCAGAGAATATTCCGCTTTGACCGCCAGTCCCGAGCCTTTCTAGGCAATGTCGTCCCACGGCATGATGCTGGTTTTTCCGAGGTCCGGCTTGTCGCTTCGATAGCGCGACTGATTGGTCAACCGCATGGCACGCGCCATGGCGACAGCGCCGCGCGTTTCCAGGCTGCGTATTTTTAACAATGACTCATATCGCTTGCAGCCTTCAGCCGATTTCAACCAGTCCGGCTGAAAGCTGTCGATAATCCTGGCGACGCCCTCGGCAGCATCCCTGTGCCGGCAATAGTCGGTCAGCAATCCGCGTTGAGCCGCCGACTTGAAGAAATCCGCCGGTTCGCTGGCAACCGTCTTGCGCCAGATTTCCGCCTGCGTCTCGGTGAGCTCCTCCGGCGGCTCGGCCTTCCGGTCGAACTCGACCGGAACGACAACCGATAGTTCGGCCGCCGACTTACGCCCGCGCTTCTGCACTCAGAGCCTCACGCTTGGCCTCCAGCGCGTCGTTGTAGCAGCCGGCACCATTCCTATCCTTCTCGCCTTCAAACCGCTCAGCGTCGATTTGTGCGAATGTGCGATCGTCTCCGTCGAGAGTCGCCTCGTTGCCGGTGAATGCCTGCCAACGTTTGACGATCACGTCGCAATAAGCCGGCGCCAGTTCAGCGCCGAGGCAAATCACTCCCGACCGCTCACAAGCGATAAGCGCCGAGCCACTGCCTAGAAACAAGTCCACCAGCGTCTTCGCCTTTGGAGCCATCGTCTCGATAACCCACTCCGTCAGAGCAACAGGCTTCTGCGTTGGATGAACGCGCCGCTCGCCTCTTTCGGAAGCCTTCATTAGGCCGCTCCAACGGTGACGCAGCACGCGCACGATTTTGTCCTGATTCGTCCAAGCGAGCTCTGCGTCGGCGAATGAGCCAGTATTTTCCTTGTCCCAAACGAGCCAACAACGAGAGGCCGGGAGCTGATCCGCAAAATAGTTGCCGCCCCAAAACACAATTACCGGAACACTGAGCGAGGCGATCACATGATAGGCGGCGATCCCTGTTTCGGTAGAGTCATCACCGATGACCGGCGCATATACTCCCGGTCGGATTATCGCATTTCGTGCGAATCCGTGTTCACGGCCCCGCAGAGCAGGTCCAAGTCCGGCCTGGCCATGTTCATGGCCAGGCCGCTTGCCAAACGGCTTGGCTCCTCCGATGGAGGAGCCCTTAACGATGCTGATGCCGTAGGGCGGGTCACAATTTGCTAAATCAGGGACAGCATCCCCGATAAGACGCGCGACATCCTCCGCCTTCGTCGCATCCCCGCACAGCACCCGATGCCGGCCGCAAAGCCACAAGTCCCCAACGCGCGCGACTGGGTTAACCGGCGCCGCAGGCGCATCATCCGGGTCCGTCAGCCCTTCGGTCTTGCCCGCGAGCAGAGCGTCGAGATCGTCAAACCCGAGCAACCCGGTATCGAACTCCCAATCCTTCAATTGCTGCAGTTCGATCCGCAGCAGATCATCATCCCAGCCGGCATTGAGGGAAAGCTGATTGTCGGCCAGGACATAGGCCCGCTTCTGAGCCTCGCTCCAACCCTTCGCAACCATGACGGGAACCTCGGTAATCCCGAGCTGACGCGCCGCCAACAGCCGCGCATGCCCGGCAATCACCATCCCACCTTCATCGACCAGCACCGGATTCGTCCAACCCCACTCCCGCATGCTCGCGGCAAGCTGCGCCACCTGTTCCGGCGAATGCGTGCGCGCATTGTTCGCGTAGGGAACAAGCGCCTCGATCGGCCGCCGCTCAACCTTGTCCGCCGGCCAGAATTTGTCCATCACACCGCCTGAATTGTCCGACATTAGCGTAAGTGCGG